AACGGCACGTGGGAGTACAAGCCGAATCAGCGCAATCAGTACGCCGAACTCACGGCGCTGCGGTGCGTGGAGATACTAGGCGTCAATGGCGACGACGTAACGGATCAGGCGTGGGAATCGCTGTGCCGGCTACTCGGCGGCGAGCCGCTGCCGGTGGAGGTGAGAGATGATAGATAACAAAACGAGCTAAGACATGGGCAATAGCATGATACCTCCATGGGCAACTGACGGCACGGCCGTGCGCGACGACTACGCAGCGGGCCTGTGGGCCTACGCGCTGGGCCGTCCCGCGCGCGAGCACCCGCGTTACGACGAGGCCGTGCGCATGGCCGAATCGGCCGGCTGGAATCCGTGGTGGCTGCGCTCGTGGGGCGACGTCCCGGCCACGCTGGACGGATGCTACCTGGACGAGGCAGCCGGCCGTCGCGCGTGCGACTTCTTCCCGCGCTTCCTGCGGCACAGCAAAGGCCGGTGGGCTGGCGAGGCGTTCGAACTCATGGACTGGCAGAAGTACGACGTGACGATTCCGCTGTTCGGCTGGCGCAGGCCTGACGGCACGCGGCGCTTTCGCACGGGCCACATTGAGATACCGAAAAAAAACGGCAAGTCCACCTGGTGCGCTGGCGTGGGCCTGCTGCTGCTCGTGGGCGACGGCGAGCCCGGGCCTGAGGTGTATAGTGCCGCCGTGGATCGCGAGCAGGCTGGCATTATCCACGGCGAGGCCGCGCGCATGGTGAGGCAATCGCCGGTGCTGCGCAAGCACTTAAAAACTATCGACAATACGAAAACAATTCGCTGGCTAAAGGGCAACGGCATATTTCGCGCGCTCAGTGCTGAGACGAGCGCGCACGAGGGCTTGAATATCCACGGTGCTTTGATTGACGAAATCCATGTGCATAAAGACAGGCGCATGTGGGACGTATTGCGCTACGGCGGCGCGGCGCGTACGCAGCCGTTGTTGTTTGCGATTACGACGGCCGGTGTATTCGACGTGCTCAGTATCGGCTGGGAGCAGCACACGCTCGCCAAGAAACTGCTGGACGGCAGCCTAGAGCAGTGGGCGTTTTTTCCATACGTAGCCGGTGCGCAGGAGGAGCCGCAGTGGGGCGCGCCGTCGGCTGCAGATTGGATGGAACCAGAGACGTGGAAGCGCGCGAATCCGTCATGGGATTTGACGATTAGCGCAAGCGACTTCGCCGAAGAGGCGAAGGAGGCCGCGTCAAGTCTGCCGAAGCAGAACGGATTCAAGCGTTATAGGCTCAACATATGGACGCGCCAGTCCACGCGATGGCTCGACATTGGCGCGTGGAACACGTGTCGGAGCGCCATCAACGACGACGCGTTCATCGGCACTGAATGTTACGGTGGCTTGGATCTCTCCGAAACAAAGGACTTCACGGCGTTTGCGTTATGCTGGCCTATAGACGGCACGTTCCATTTGCGCACGTGGTTCTGGCTACCACAAGACAACATTCTGCAGCTCGGGCAGGAGAATCAGGCACCGTACCTGGACTGGGCGCGCAACGGCCACATGCACCTGACGCCCGGTGAGCGCGTGGACTACGGCGCTGTCGAGGCGTTCATTTTGGAGGCAACAAAAAAATACACCGTGCGCGAAATCGCGTTCGATCCATACAACGCGTTTTCGACAGTCGCAAATCTGCTGACTCAGGGCGTGCTTATGATTGAGCAGCGCCAGGGCTACCAGCTCAATCAGGCTATCAAGGCATTCGAGGCGTCCGTGGTGGCCGGCAAGATTCAGCACAGCGATCATCCTATTCTCAACTGGCATATGTCGAATTGCGAGGTGGAATACAATCCGCAGGGCTATGTAAAACTGGTGAAGGCTGACGGCAAAGTGAGGTACCGCATTGACGGCGCGATTGCGTCCGTCATGGCATTTGGGCGCGCGCACCTGCATACGCAGCAGCAATCTGTGTACGAGGACGGTGGCTTATTCTTTGTGTGAAAGGAGACTGGCTATGGGTTGTGAAATCGGCGTGGCGAAGAACTTGGATTACGCAATGGAGCACGGCGTCGCGCGCGACAAGCGAGACGATCAGCTAAAGGCGCGCTTCTCACTGCTGCCAGTGCAGGCGCTACACCATGTGGCGATGGCTTTGACGTTGGGCGAGGAGAAGCACGCGTGTGACGACTTTGAGGCCAATCCTGATATGCGCGACGCAAACACCGAATATGACGCGGTGTTCCGTCACTATGTGGCATGGCGTTGTGGAGCGCGCGAAGATACGGAGACGCGCCTGCATCCACTGGCGCATGCTGCTGCGCGTGCATTGATCGCGCTGCAGCTTGCGCTTGACTGGGAGGAATAGGCATATGCAATGCCCGTATTGCAAGCGCACAAACACGCGCGTCGTGCAGACGTTCATGGCCCAGGACGCGTTCGGTGAGTTCGTTAGACGCCGCCGCGCCTGCTGTGACTGCGGCTTCCGGTGGTGGACTCGGGAGCGTGCGAATAGATATAGCGATTTGCGTATACGGGTATACCTGACAATTCGCGCGCGCCCGTATACGCTGGACGTGATGAAGCACGACGCGACAAACACCGATAGCGACGTGGCCGCCTTGCGCGAGCAAGTGAAGCGCCACGCCATCGGACTTGAGAAGGCCAAGCAGGCGCTGCAGGCGCTGGGCCTGCGCGCGTAGAAAGTTTAAATCGCCCACACGCAATTCATTATCCATTGCGTCTCGGCCGTCCTCGCGGGTGCGCATCAAGGCTCCTCCCGCGAGGGCGGCCTTTTGTTTTGGTACGAAACATGGTGACTGAACAACTGCCGATATGGTGGCGCTTGGGAAGCGACGACTTGCCGAATCCGTATACGTGCGATGACTACGCAGACATGTGCGCTACGAACACGCTCAGCGATGAGCGGCCGCACTTCGATGGCGTAGACGATGCGGAGTGGCACGGCAAAGTCGTCATGTGCCAACGCTGACGGAAAGGGTACGTACTCAGTATGGCCGGAGGACGTCGGGACGGTGCGCCTCGCGTAGAAGTGGTTTGGCTCGATACGGAGGAAGATGCCAGTTGGCAGGATTCGACGAAGGCTGCATCGACGACGTGCCCGGTGTGCCGCACCTACGGACAACTACTCTGCATTCGCGACGATGCCGTTGTTGTGGCCACCACCATGAATCACACCGAATGCTCACGAGTTACCATCCCACGCGGCTGTGTGCAGGCGATCTACTCCCTGAAGCGCAACGGTGTCTATCGAGGTGCGAATGAAGCTTAGCAATCTCTGGCGCAAACGCGAGCAGCGCACCGTGACGTGGGAGGACATCGAGCCTTCGGTATCGCCTGAGTTGTTCCAATCGCTTATCACAAGTGCCACGGGCGAAAGCGTCACGGCCACGAACGCCATGCAAATTAGCGCCGTGTTCGCGTGCGTGCGCTTAATTGCCAGCACGATGGCGACAGTGCCGCTGCTCCTCTACCGCCGCCTCGAAGACGGATCGTCGCGCAAGGAACGCGCGCCGGAGCATCCGCTGTACAGAGTGCTGCACGACGCGCCGAATCCCGAAATGAGTGCCTGCGAATTCTTCGAGTTCATGACCATGCACCTCGAATTGCGCGGCAACGCGTACGCTGAAATCGTGCGCAATCAGCGTGGCGATGTGCAGCAGTTGTGGCCGTTGCGCCCTGACCGCATGGAGCCGCGCCGCGTGGATCAGGCGCTCGTGTACCTGTACCGCCGGCCGGACGGCACGTCGCACCTATTCGACGCCGACGAAATCCTGCACCTGCGCGCGCTGCCGACGGATGGCATCATGGGCCTGAGTGTTATTGACCAGTGCCAGGAATCGCTGGGCCTGTCGAAAGCAAGCGACAAGTTCGCTGCGAAGTTTTTCTCGAACAGCGCCATGCCGTCAGCATTGCTCAGCGTGCCCGAAGGCAAGGCACTGAGCGCCGAAGCGAAAGCCCGCCTCGCCGCCGACTGGCGCGCAGCGTACGGCAATTTGGACAACGCCCAGCGCGTCGCCATCCTGGAGCACGGGCTCAGTTACCAGCAAATCAGCGTGACGCCCGAG